CAAATTTATATACAGTAGTAGCTAATGGTGTGTTTGGCTCTAGCACCCCAACACATACTTCTGGTACTGTTGTAATGTCACCAGCTTGGGTAGCGAATACCGCAGTAACATTAAACTCATCAGTATATGTTTCAAATAGACTTTATAAAGTTATTGTTGCAGGTACTACAAGTTCATCTGCTCCAACTCATACTTCTGGAACAGCAGTAAATGGATCTGCAACATTACAATATCTTGGAACACCAGCTTCTTTAAGAAGAGATGGTACACCAGCTACTGGATTTTCTACATTAAGATATGGTGCTGGCTACTCTAATACTCCACTAGTAACATTTACTGATGCTACTGGAGATGACGCTGAAGCCCAGTTTCTAACTTCTAAATCTGAAGCAAAAATTGTTCCAATTGTAGAGGGTGGTCAGATTGTTTATATTGCTGTTGAAGATCCAGGAATAGGTTATACAAAGGCAAACTTATTAGTTTCTGGAGATGGAGAGGGAGCTACATTAGTAGCAGATTTATCATTAGGATCAATTTCTTCTCAGCAGGCAAATAACGAAATTCTAACTCCAGCTGGAACTATTGACGCAATTGCAATTATTTCTGGTGGATATTCATATGGTGTTGCTAATATTTCTATTGAGGGTGATGGCGAAGGTGCTACAGCAACAGCAACCATTGATCCATTAACCAATGCTATTACAAAAGTTAATATTACAAATCGTGGACAAAATTATACCTACGCTAATGTCAAAGTTACTGGTAATGGACAAGGTGCTGCATTAAGAGCAATTATTTCTCCATTTGGTGGTCACGGTAAAAATTCTCCAGAAGAGTTATATGCTAGATCTTTAATGTTTTATTCAAATATTTCTAATGACTTGAATCAGGGTGTTATTGTTGAAAACGACTATCGTCAAGCTGGTATTATTAAAAATCCACGTGTGTTTGATGGTAATGAAAATTTCCAAAATACTTTAGGTTCTGCTTGTTATGTTATTCAAGCACCTATTGATGTTAATAACTTTACACGTGATACAAATTGTTATATTGAACGTGTAAAAACATTAGGCGACGAATGGCAACCAACTTTATCTCTAGTATTAGGTGACTTTGTTTGGTATGCTGATAGAATTTATACTGTTGTTGCATCAGGTATCACTTCTTCTACTGCTCCAACTCATATTTCAGGATCTGAAGCTAGCGGTACAGCTATTCTAACATATGTTGGTTCTACAAAACAAAACAAAAGATATCGTGTTGTATCAGTTACAGCAGATACAGCGTTAGTTCAATCATTAGATAATGATGTTCCATTAGTTAATGATGTTTTTATTAAAACAAGTGCAATTACAAATACATTTACAGTAACTTCTGTTGGTTTACCAGACGTTGATAAATATTCTGGTCAATTAATGTATATTGATAATAAACAAGGATTTACTCCTTCTGAGGACGAAACAATTACTCTTAGAACTATTATTCAGTTCTAAGATAAATAGAATTATAAAAATCAACTTTACGTAAAGAGCTGAAGAATGACTACAAATTTCAATACTGAACCATATTTTGACGATTACGATACTGAGAAAGATTTCTACCGTATCCTTTTCCGTCCAAGTTATGCTGTTCAGGCACGTGAGTTAACCCAACTTCAAACTATTTTACAGAATCAAGTTTCTCGTTTTGGTGACCATATTTTCAAAAATGGTTCTCAAGTTATTCCAGGTTCTGTTTCTGTTGATAATCAGGTACATTTTGTAAAACTAGAGTTGTTTACTGGTACTACAGACGTAACAACTTATATCAACACATTCAAAAATAAAGTTATTACTGGTGAGACATCAGGAGTAAAACTCCGTGTTCTTGATACTACTGCAGATACTTCTTATATTGTAGATAACACAACTACCCCTACTCTTTACTGTAAAATCGAAGGTACTGCAGCAGATGGTTTGACTAGTCGTTTAATTCCAGGTGAAAATATTACAGCCTATGAAGCAGACAATCAAATTACCACTAATTTTAGACTAGCAGAATCTCAACTTGGTGATATTACTGCTGTTGTTCGTACACTTGGTGATATTGGAGAAACTGGAACAGTTTATAGTGGTAATGCTTCTTCAGACGTTTTAGGTTATGCTTACTCTGTTGAAGTTAAACAAGGTATTTACTATGTTGATGGTATCTTTGTTCGTAACCCAGACCTAAAACTTTATGTTGGTCGTTTTGCTCCAACACCAACTTGCCGTGTTGGTTTCAAAGTTACTGAAGAAACAATTACTCCAGAAGATGATGAGTCTATTCTAGACAACGCAACTGGTTCTTATAACTTTGCTGCTCCTGGTGCTCATCGTTATAAAATTTCGTTGACTTTAGTTAAATTAGATTTACTATCAACTGACAATATTAAGTTTATTGAACTTGTTCGTATTGTTGATGGTAAAATTCAACAAAAAATTGAAGCTGCTTCTTATGCAGAATTAGAAAAAACTTTAGCTCGTCGCACATATGATGAGTCTGGTAACTATGAAGTAAACAAATTCAAACTTTCTACTCGTGAACATTTGAACAATGGTTCAAATTTTGGTGTTTATGAAGAAGAGCCAGTCACACCAATTCAAGGTGTAACATACGGTAACGAAGATAAATTTGTTTTAGTAGTAGATCCAGGAAAAGCATACATTCAAGGATATGAAGTTGAATCTGTTGCAACACAATTTGTTGAACTAGATAAAGCACGTATTATCAATGGAGATGAGGGTAATCATATTGCTCGTCTAAATGATCAACCAATTGGTCTATCTGTTGGTAATTATACTTACATAACCAATTTATATAAAACACCAGATATTTCAACTTTTGAAAAAGTTTATTTGGTTAAAGCATTGAATGGTACTCCAGGAAATGCTCCATCTACTTCTGACATTATTGGTACTGCTCGTGCTCGTTCAGTACAATTACATTCATCAGATTATTCAGGTGGCACTGCTACTGTTTACAAATTAGGTTTGATGGATGTTCAGATGTATTCTGGATTTTCTTTTGAAAATGATGTTAAACAAATTACTGGTCAACTATCTTCTGGTAATTTTACTGCTGATATTTCTCCAAGCCTACAACAAATTAATGGTGCTTCTGCTACATCTTCTACTGGTTCTACATCTGTATCTGTAACTGGAACAATTTTAACTGGTTTAATTAAAGCTGGAGATGTTATTCATCTAAACAATACTAGAGTTGGTGTTGTTTCTTCATTCACAAACGTTGCAATTACTTTAACTGCAAACGCTTCAGCATCAGTAACAGGTGGTGCATTACAAATTTTCCGTGCTCAATTAGTTGAACCTACTAGTAGCACTTTATTGTTCCCTGTTGGATATAATACAGTTAAAACATTACGTGGTGTTGACATCCTTGGTGGTGATACCGTAAAATCATCACAAGTTACAGTTCGTAGAAAATTTGCTAACGTTGCAACAGCTACTACATCAGTAACATTTGAAATCACAACTACTGGTGAGACATTCTTATCTGATGATGATATTAGCAATTTCTTGTTAATTGATACAACCACTAATTTACCAGTAGCTATTACTGCCGCAACTACTACGTTTGATAATAATAACAATCGCAAAACAGTAACTTTTAGTAGCGTTACATCAGGTAGAACATATTACTTAATTGCTTCAGTTCTACAAGTTAATGCAGCAGGTCAAGAAAAGACTAAAACATTAAACGCAGACGCATATGAAGATATTGTCACTAAGAAAAACGTTGGTGGTTCTGTAGTTGAACTACAAAAAGCAGATGTATTACGTATTAAGAGTGTCTGGATGACTCCAGGAGATTACTCTGCATTTAATTTAAGTAACTATATTGATATCACTGAACGTTATACTTTAGATAATGGCCAGCGTGATACTCATTATACTAATGCCAAATTAATCTTAAATCCAGGATATCAAACCCCTTCTGGTGCTATCCGTGTAACTTATGATTATTTCACTGTTACTGCTGCTCCAGGAAATTATTTTTCTGTTGATTCATATTCTAGTTTAACTGATTATGCAGATATTCCTCACTACTCAATTTCAGATGATACTTCTGGTAAAAAAATTGAAATTAGTTTAACAGATGTATTAGATTTCCGCCCAATTCTTGGTGGAAC